TCGGTTGGGCATTAGAAAATACTGATTGAATTACTTCTGAAATTATATTATTGGTAGTTAAATTTTGCCTTGGAATATAATAAATTTCTACTCCATATATTTGTAATTGTTCATTTATTAAATCTTGAACAAGACCTTGTTCTGTTTTAGATCCTTGAAGAAAAAATGGATTTAACATATCAACCTATCATATCTAAAGGTGGTAATTCATAATATAAAGTCATTTTATCCATAAGAGTGTCTATCTCTCTTTGTCCGTCATCATATAATTGTCTTCCATTTAATTCCGTTCCTCCTGGAAGTTTTACACCCTGGAACTTAATTAAATTTTGACCCCATTGTTTTTTTATTAATGCTGTTATATATTTCTTTAAGAATGAATCATTCCAAACTTTAGCGTAATCTGAAGGATCCATCATTCGATAGCAGTCAATAACTAAATATTGATCTTCTTTAATAGTATCCCAATTAATATCTAGATACAATCTATCCTGTCTTTTGTTAAATCTTATTTGTTTTTGGGTAGAAGTTAAGAAATTTATATCCTCTAAGTATGTTTTTACCATACTGTAGGTAAGTAATTCTAAAGAACTAAAATTGTATACATCGTTTAAAAATAATTGATACTTTATACTAAACATTCCACTAGAAATGCTACTGTCTCCCTCAAACTGAAATATTTTATTTACACCAATAACATGTGGAGGAACTTGTATATAATTTGAATTTTCTTCATAATCAAAGTTTACTGATGATCCCGATATAGATGAAGTTGTGGTAGTAGTTGTAATTCCTACTTCACCTTTTCCCCTCTTAATATCATCCTCAGTAATTTTATATTTTAAAAATGAAGGGTAAACTCCGTCAAAATGCCTCTCTTGGAAAAATTGAATAGCATCATCAACTAAATCGTCAATTTGCTCCTCAGCAACATTTATTTCCAAAACAGGAGCACCTAGTTTTCTTAAACAATAATCTATAAGTTCTTGTCTAGTTGATGGTTGTGCCATTTCTTAAAAATTTCCTATACTATCTATTTAATTGATTTTTGACAACTATCTCCAAAAGATTTTTCAACTCAGATAAATCATTTCTTATAGTATTAACTTCACTTTTTAATTCATCAATTTCAGTACTCTTTTTAAGATTTACATTTCTTCTTTTTAAATAATTTTCATATTCATTAGAATCTGCATTTACAATTGAGTTAGTACTCGAATCTCTATACAGATTCTTATGATCTTTTACTTTTATGTAGTTTTTTTTCATAATGCGCCAAGAGCGATTGCTCTTAGATTTCTAACTTGTGGTACATAAGAAGAGTTAGAAGTGGATCCGACGATCTTAATTCTAAACTCAGTGAAAGATGAAATATCATCTATTGTATATTCAAACTCAATAAATTCAGTGGATCCTGGTTGGAAAGAGTAAGAATCAGTTTTCTTAATTTTTATATCAGATGTACCATCACTTAATGAAGTATTAATCGCTTCACCAGATTGATAATTTACATATCCTGGGAATGGTGTAAATTGAGCACTTCCTCCAGTAGAATAGAATAATCTTAAATCAGAATCTTCATTTACATATGCATCAAGAATAACTTTAATTCCTGAAGATGGATTTGTTAATTTAATGGGTTTTGTTACATATGTGAATAGATGTGGATCATTTTTTATAGATGCAACAGAAGAATCGTCAGCATAATTAACATTAGGGTCATTAACGACATTAGAAATCAAAGCAACATCAGTTCTAGATAAGTCGATTATAGGAGTTAACTTTGTATTTAAAGTTTTAAATGTAGCAGTAAATGAGAGAGATTTATTATATGCATAATCTCCTAAGAATTGAAGTTCGTTATCTTCTGATCCAATTATCCTTGTTGATTCAAAATAATTTATTTTGTTATTTTGAACAAATGATAGTGGAGCAGTCTGCCAAGAACTTACATCAGATCCAATTGATGTTCCCGTTATACTATCCATTGTATAAGATATATTTGTATTAGGAACAAGCATTTCACTAATACTAGGTACAATAGCATTGTATAGTTTGTTAAATGACATACTAACGTTCTTTTCACCTATTTGAGAACTTGTTTTATTGAGTTTTAAATCAGTTCTTGTTCCCATATCAATTTTAATATAGTAAGAATCTTTTTTAATTGGATCTGCTACAGTAACATCTCTTAAGTCATGAACTTTATTAATTCTTCTCAAAGAAACTCCACTAATTTCATATTTTGATACTATACTTCCCGAGTAGTGAGACTGTGTTTTAGTATTATCTTGTGCTCTTTGAACACCAGTTAATTCATTGTCTGTAAAACCCGTATAAGTTAATAACTCGTCGCCAATTTTTACATAACCAGGATTTATAGCACTAATCGGTCTATTTTCAAAAGTTCTATAGTTAACTGTATTAGTTACAGGTAAGTTTCCTACAGCATCAGATAAGAAATCTGAACTTAATTTAATTGATTCAATATCACCTACAACACCAGTAATTTTGGTAAAGTTGACATTTGAGTACATACCATGATTTTTATGATGAACTTTAATGTGAGTTCCATCAGTTACAACTATTGGAGCATCATTAATATATACTCCTCCACCATTTAACAAAGTTTTAGTTAATCCACTATTTAAATACTCAAGTTGGAATACTGAACTCTGTATAAATTCACCTTGAACATTATCAATTTCAATTTCTTTTCTAGATAAAACTTCAGAAACAGTTATAATACCATTTACTCCAACAGGAACATCTCCCAAAGAAGGAACTAATAATACATCTCCAACATTGTATCCACTACCACCATTACCATTGCTTGGAATCGAAGCCGCATTAATAACACCATTAGTAACAGTTATATCTGCAGTAGCATTGTTACCTTTTCCACTTCTAGTGATTAGTGATACATTTTCAAAAGTGAATGATCCACTACCAGGAGTGTATCCAACTCCAACATCAGTTACTGAGAATGAAGTTATACTTCCACCGTAACCAATAACTGTTCCAGTTGCAGTTCCAACTCCTGTTCTATCTTGTAAAATAGTAGATCCAAAAGTAAAGTCTGCACTTGTTATTGTAGAAGATGTAGAAACTCTAATTCTGTTGGATTCAATCTTTAATGGATCCCGTCTACTAATCTTTAATAATTCGTCAGGTTTAGAATTAAGTAACTGAACAGATCCAGGATTTGAAGAAAATTCTGCTCTATACATTTCAAATTTTAAATCTTCATACTGACTAGGAGTCCAAGTCGAAGCATTTTGGGACTTAAATAAAGATCCTAAAATAGGTTGAGAACTAACAAGAACTTGATTTTGTTGATTTTGTGAAGTTGAGATATCAATTTCACCCATTTGAGAAATCCAAACTTCATAATCTGTAGAATCGGAAAGTAGTACTAAAGCATATTCTTTTTTAGATTCCAAATAAACTGGAGATTCAAATGCAATAGTTGTAGATACTGTAGAATCTTCCGAAAGATTAATTTGTTCAGGTAATACATCAACTTTTGAGAATGGAAGAATTTTCTTGGAAGGTAATCCAAGTTCAACTTCTCTAAGTTCGACCATAACTGGAAGTTTCTCTGCTTTACTCTTAAAGAAAACATCAACTTTAGTTACAAATATTCCAGTATCATCCCAGACAGTAAATGTTTGTGCTAGAGGGTCTGTTCCAGGTGGTCTTGGAGGACTTGGAGTACTTGGGGGTGCTGGTGGTGGTGGTGGGGGTGGAACTGCTTGCTGATCAAGAATAACTTCAAAGTTTATATTTTGAGATTCTACAAAATCAGTATTAACTTCAACTTCAGCATTTCTAATAGATAGTGTAGTATTCTGAGATACATCCGTAGAACCTTGACTATAGAATATAGACTCGGCAAATGATTTTATAGATCCAGGAACTTGTGAATTTGTTCTATTACTGGTTAATCTTAAAGTAGATCTTCCAGTTTCAAATTTAGGATTTCCACTTACTGTAGGGTCAGGAACTCTAAAAGATCCAGTTAGTGATCCAACTTCATCAGAAATTAAATCAACACTAATGACTGTTGCTTCTGCTCCACTAGTTTCACCTCTTATAATCATTCCCGGTCTTAAGTTACCATTAAAAATAGTCTCAGTCTCTTCACTTAAACTAAAGGTATCTATATTTAATGTTATACTATTAGTACTATAATCTGAAGCAACATTTGTGCTTCTTTCGTAGATATTACTTCCATAAAATCTGGTTGGTGATAAGTATGACCCTTCTTTATGACTAGAACCAGAAATTCTGAAAACTCCACTTGAATCAAAAGTAACAGCATTTTGAGTCGTAATGACATCAGAAGATCGCGCAGTTTCACCTACTTGGAAAGTTCCAGATATCATTTGAATTTGAACTAATTTATTGAAACAGAAATCTGATACGTCAACACCATCAAAGTATGGATACATCTTTGTAAATGGTTTTAGACCTGAACAAACAAACTCAATATTAATAGGTCTCATTACTGTAATGAGTTCCCTACTAACAATGCGATCACCTAAAGATTCTGATTGAATATTTTCACTAACTGAGTATTGTAGTCCATCTCTAACTTGTCCTAGTTCTATAGTATTTGCAGTTGTAATAGTCCCCCATTGCCCTGCAGTAGTGTCAGATCTGTCTGTAGTAGTTTCAATACCTTGAGAAATAAGTCCTGTTGTTTCCCAGGAATCCCAAAGAACAGGACTTACACCAGATCTTAGTCCATCTTCCGAATCTACAACATCAACTTGCAACGCACTTGCAATAGCATCAAATGAACCATCAAGCGTTACACTATTAGGTTCAATAACTCTTGTGTCAATCCAAACATCAGTATCTGGATTTAATTTAACGGATCCAGTGTAATCTTTCACAAGGAATGGAGTAACACTTATTATTCTAGTTGCAAAGGGTTGTTTTATCCAACTCTCTTCTGTGTAGTTAAGTGTTAGTAGATCACCAGTTCTCTTTATATTATTTGCAAGTAATCCGGCAAATCTATAGTCTTGTTTTTGATTTACCGTTGTTTGCGAGGAACTGGACATACTATCATTTGAAACTTCAAGTTTCATATGGGTAGTATTATGAGCAGGTCTCAAAATACCTCTTTTAGTATCAATACTATTTCTTATTCCTGCAGAAGTATCTTGAGCTAATGTAGTTGTAAAATTATCTACAAAGAATCCAGATTTAAATCTATTAAGTCCCGTTCCATCATCTACAAATAGATTCTCAGTATTTGATTCAAGTAATGATAAACTAGTTATCTTTTCTATAGTTTGGAGACGGTTATCTATTCTTGAGATATCTTTCATTTGATATCTCTTATGCTTAGTTAATACAATTCTAGCATCACTGACTGAATAGAGATATGCTGGGAGAAATACATCAGCGACTCTCATAGAACCAGGTACAGGTTCTAGTATTTTTGGATCGTCTTTAGAAGTTCCAGATACTACTGTAAATACTTTATTTTTGTCTATAAAAATACTATCATATCTTGGTAGATAGTAACTAAAATTCATAACTAATGAATCTGATTTAGAAACGATATGAGGTGTACTATGAACTCCTCCAGCAAAAGATCTTCCAAGAAACTCAAAAGGAGATCTTGATCCTGATGATAATGTGTATGTACTAACTCTTGGTCTAAGATCAACTAAATCTGTCGTTCTGATACCATTAATCTTTGGTATTTCTTTTCCATAGTCAAATGCTGAGTAAGATTCTACTGTTGTAACATCTCCTGAATCTGATGCATCATAATAACCTCTAGAGAAAAATACTTTAAGTTTTCTGGTTGGAATATCAACTTCTGGTTTTCTTACTAGTTTTGAATATTCAAAATGACTTAATTTTTGTCCACTTTCTAAAGTAAATGATGATGTAACATCTTTACTAGTAATGACTATATCATTAAGTTTTGCAGAAGTAGAAGATGTCTTAAAATCTAAAAGTTCTTCTGGTATAAAGATACTATCATTTAAGTAAGTAAATCTGGATTGGGTATCATTCAAACTTCCCATATACATTGCAATAGCACCGGAAGTTCTTCCAACAATTTTTTCTCCTATAATTAAATCTGAGGTAGTTCCTGTAGACCCAGACATATTTGCTAATGTTATATAAGGAGAGTCTGGATCAGCAGAACTAACTGACTCATAAATTGCATGTATTTTTACGATGTCAGGTTGAAATATTGCAATTTCTTCATCTTGAACTCTAGTTCCATATGGATAGTTATCATAAATTAGACCATCCCTCAAACTATTTTGAGTAGATCCAGATGATTTATTTGAAGACGCAGATAAAATAGTAGATCCAACAACTTCCTTAAGTTTTGTTTTTGATGAAATTTTATTTTTTCTTAGAGTTACAATTAATCTACAATCAAGATCATAACCCCCTAAGTTATTAATTTTTAATTTTGTTGATCCATCTGTAATTTGAAATTTATCTTCCGTCAAAACTTCATAAGTATTATTACTTGTAATTAAAGTATATCTTTCTGGACTAAAAGGTAAAAATGTTTCATTTGGACTTGCTGAGATAACACCAGTAGAGTTATTAACAATATTTACATTAATTACTCTCCGAATTACCATACTAGCCTTATTAAATTCTACAGAAGCAACATTCGGTTTAGGTAATGCGCTAAACAAAGAATTATTATCTGCAGGATTTCCAGTATATTCAGTTTTAGAAAGTTTTGATTCTATTACTTTAAAGTCACTTACAACTAGTTGACTAGAAGGTAACGTGCTATAGTTTACTCCAGATACTGCTGTAATTTCAGTAACAGATATTGTAGTAAGTGTTTTAGAAGAAACTATAGCATACGTTGGGTCTGATTGTGTTGGAGTACTAAAAGATACAATATCTCTAACTTTAACTTTTTGAACTTTTAATGGATCAATAGTTACTACCGAAGTAGATCCAGATTTGGCTCCAATAGTAGCAGAACCAATTTTAAATTTAACACTCTGAACAATATCTGCATTAAATTGTCCACCAGAAGCATTTGAGAAAATTGATTTTATATCAGAAAATCCATATTTTGTGAGATCAGTAATATATCTTCTCTCAAAATTTTCATCATTATCTGAGATAATTTTTATCGGTTCATTAGGAACAAACTCCCCTTCGACACCATAAAGAATTAATGTGGTAGATGAACTAACGGCAGTTCTTAAAAATGCTCTTGCACCGGAATTTTCACCAATAATTCTGGATGGTGTTTGTAAAGTAATAGAATTATTTACAGTTAAAAAAGTGTACAATTGAACATCAAAAAGTGAAATACCCCATTTATTTTTATCTGGTGTAGAGGAATCATATGATCCACTATCTAAGTAGAAATCATATGCTCTAGCAACGCCAACTTCAGTTCCAGATTGTGCGCTACTAGAAGATCCAATTCTGGTATTCATTAAGGACAGGTATTCTGTAGTATTAAGTCCTATTAATGGTGCTCCATAAGTTCTATTCAGTTTAAATACAGGTCCAAAATCAAAATTTATGGCCTGTCCACTTACATTTTTAGTCGATCTAGGTTTATTTACATCTACAAAAGAGTGTGAGATTGTTTCACATTCGTATCCCTTTACATATGCTTTTCCTGGACTTATTTTAAAAGTAGCAATGGATTCATCAGGAACATTTCCAGATCTTGTTAGATTTCCTTCTTTAAAAACTCCATCTGAATTGAGTCCATCATTGAGACTATTTTTCAAAGAAACATTAAAAGATTTTACGTAGTAATCTCCCGATTCATCATAAGTTCTTCTAGCTAGTTCATCTCCAATTATATTATATTCAGTTTTAGTTTCTACTTTTAATAATTCACCATTTCTAACTTCTGCTAGTTGAATGAAATTTTTATCATCAAAATTATCTAAAGATTTTTTAGCTAATTTTGCAGATATTTTAAGTCTATCTGCACCTGGGGCTGCATAGTTAGTAAAACCTTTAGCATTATCAGTCAAACTTTGATCATCATAATAATTTACAAGACTTTCTTCGACACTTAGTCCTAATCTATTACTAGCAAATCCATCATATTGATTAAGTATTAAAATATCTTTTGCTACTTTTACAAAATGACCTCTAATAAAGTAAATACCTTCTTCTATAGTAAACGCTGATGATTCAGAAACTGAATTGGTAATTTTGGTATTTGCAAATCCCTCTCCAACAGAAATAAAAACATTACGAGTTATTTCTATGGCAGTAGTTGCTTCAATAATTTCATTATCAAAGAAATTAATTTGAGTGGCATCATTAGAAGTTTCAATGTATGAAACATATAATGTTATAGAATTTCTTTCTGACTTTTGCGCTTCAATTACAGATAAAACTTTAGCAGTAACTCCAGAACTTCTTCCTTTAATGGTTAAACCAACTAATTTATCTGTATAGGAAGTTACAGGGATTCCAGCAAATATTGGATTTATCTCTACAGCAGTTATACTAGTGTAATTTGTTTGACCAGGAATTACAACAGAACCTTCTTTAAAAAAGTGACTACCAAAACGCTCAACTTGATTCTGAAGTATGGTTTGTAGAGTAGTTAGTTCTCTAGCCTGAATAGGATATGATGGTTTGAATAAAACTTTATGAAAGTTTTTATCCTCATTAAAATCATCAAAATAAGGACTTACATTAAGATTGGTTTCTTGAGGCATGATACTTTAGAACTGTAGTATAACTTTAATTAATTCTTTTTGGTTCTGTGACCTTGTAATCGGAGGTCTATTATCAACGTAAACTATATTTCCAGAATATTTTTGAACTTCTGGATTGGCAAGACCATTTACAAAACTTTGCCCGAGATTATATGTTCTATTATTTATCTGTAAAGTTGAACCACTGAATGCAGTATCAAGTTGAAGAAGAATGTCTCCATCATTTCCACGAATATCAATCGAACCAGCTCCTGTTGGAGTATTAGTAAATTCATAACGATCTAGACTATATTTTGGAGTATACGAAATTGTTCCTCCATACCCAACTCCATGAGTATATCTATCATTCCAATATTTTAATACACCAGTGCTCTTATTATAAGAAACTACTCTTCCCATAGCAGTTTTACCCAATCCAACAGTCTGTTCAATTACACTATCTTCATCAAATGATACATCATTAAATCCAACTCCAGTTAGTTTTATTGCTGATATAGAACTTCCTTTATCTAAAGTTAAAATATCAGTAGAATTATAAACAGTTGGATTTTGTACAATACCAACTCTTGATATTTGATTCTCTAAGATAAAATCTGGATTCTCCAAATCATTCTCTATGGCAGAGAAAACCATCACATTAAATGCTCCAAGTTCATTATATACATCAGCACCATGACCACCTTTTGGGGGAATTATAACTTCAAAAGACGGATCTATTGTATTTACAGGTAGTCCTCCACTAATATAATCTACAATTCCATATGTATATCCAGATCCACCATTGGTAACTATAATTCTATCAATCTTAGAATCATTTCCAATAACAATTGATGCCTCTGCTCCAGTTCCATCACCCTTAATTGGAACATTGGTATAGATTACATTTGCTGTTCCTAATCCAACACCACGGTTTTTTATCGTAATAGTCTTTAATTGACCACTAGACTCAGCATGATCTCTTACTTCAGCAGTATTTGTATTTGTTTCCCAATTGTCTGGTACTGGAATATAATTAGTTGAATCAAATTTTATAATTTCACTTGGTTTTATTGTGTATAGATATTTCCAAACATATCCATCTCCACTCAAACCAGCTGCTTTTGGTTCTAAGTCAGTAAATGTTGGTTGATCTAATGATGGTCTACCATTTGGATGTTCTGGATCAGTTCCATTACTCAGACAGATATAAACTCTGTAATCTTCATTAACAACATAAAAATTTGAAGCGAATATACTTGAAGAAGATGATGAGTTTGTTACGTTAGTTCTACTAATGTCGTTTCTGTACATATCATAGACATTTTCTCTTGTCCAGATAGTTTTTCTGACAACATGCCTAACATCATCATTGCTAATTTTTTTAACTGCAATAATAGTATCCCAATAATCATTTTCTTCATTACCATTATCTTTTGGTGCTGGAGGAGTTACGTTCCAATTTGAGTCATAATCATATGGATTTGGTAGTCCAATAAAAGAATAAAATGAATTATTAGAATCTCTCACAGAATTTACAAAATTCTTCGCATTTAATATTCTTAATTGATCTGTAATTATTGCAGCCATTTGTGAGTTTTTAGTTATTTATTATAGATTGTATAATTTAAAGTTTAAGAAGGATTTTCTTCTAATATTAGGTAAATCATCCAAACCAGTCATAGTATTTGGGAATCCGAAGGAATAATTTTTAAGTTTTCTCTCTGTAGCAACTATTCTACCCCAACTGTAAGAACCAAAGTAGTATGGATCTGCAGGAGCATTAATATCACTAATTAGAGTTCCGTAGTTGTTTACACTAACAGTCACACTAAGATTACTATAATCTCCAACTGTAAATTCAATACCATCATTAACTGTAACATCTCCAGATAAATCAATCATAGTAGCAGAAGCAACTTCAGTATTTACTGCTATCACTTGAGTAGATGCAATAACATTATCACCAATTTCAGTGTCAATTACCTTGTATATATTATCAATAAAAGAAGAAGATTGGAATAATAAATCCCCATTACTATCTAAACTATTTAACCCACTTCCTACATTGGAATTAGAGACCTTAAAGTAGTAATCCCTTTCTAATGCTGACGCTGTAGCAGCAAATCCAGCAATAGATTTATCTCTTAGAATAGAATCATTTGGAATTTCCAATTGTAATTTTAATCCAATAGGTGCTCCAGTAATTGAGGTAGTTGCAACTGAAACAATGTTTCCATAATCACCAAGGTAGTCTACATCAGTTAGAGTTTCTGCTTTTAAATCGGGTTCATTTACAGTTACTACTGGAGTAGTTGTAAAATTAGTTCCAGTTTGAGCAATACTCACACTGGTAATAGATCCCGTAGTATTATCAATACTTGCAATTAGTAGAGGAATTTCACTAGAAGCTGTACCAACATTGGTGGCAACGGTGATTATAGGAGGGAAAGAATATCCAAATCCACTATTAGTTATAACAGTTTGATTAATGTAACCATCAGAATTTAATCCAACTGTTACTGATGCTCTAGTGCCTTCAAATTTTGAAACAATCTCAACAGTTTTACGTTTTTC